GCTTAATCGCGTTTTCAATAGCCTGCCAAGTAGCAACCGCCGACGTCTTGAGACCATCCCAAGCCTCACCGATAGCAGCGGCAGCCGCATCCCACACTGGGCCAAGGGTCTGATCGGCCCAAGTGTGGACACCCTCAACGGCTCCTCGGATGGCGCTCCACACAGTGCCTGCGGAGGTGTTGAGGGTATTCCATACGCTGGTGACCGCTGTTTCTAGGCCCGTCCATACACCGGCCGCATTCTCGCTCACCCAATTGTGGGCACTGCTGACAGCACCAAGGATCGCATCCCATACGCCACCGGCAGAAGACCCCAGAGCACTCCAAGCCCCCGAGATGGTACTCTTGGCACTATCCCAGATAGGTGATACATGCTCCTTAACCCAACCATGCGTCTCCTGTACAGACGCAAGGATCGCCGTCCATACAGTGCTGGCGCTCGTCTGCAGGTTGGTCCAGACCTCGACAACCGTCAATTTCACCGTCTGCCACGCCGGACCGATATTCCCTTCGGCCCACGAGACGGTTGTCTTGACCGCACTCTCCACGGCCGACCACGCGCTGGCTGCCTTGTCTTGGATGGCCTGCCAAGCACCGGAGACCGATTGCTCGACGGCTTGCCACGATTGGGCCACCTGTCCGTCAACCCAGTCATGCACGGCCTTTACATCACCCTGAATAGAATCCCAAACGGTGCTGGCGGTTGTCTTGAGTGTCTCCCACGTCGCGATCACAGTGTCCTTGACGGCAGTCCACCCCGACCCGACGTTCTGGTCGACCCAATTGTAGGCAGATTGGATGGACGCGAGAATGCCGTTCCACACTTCCTTGGCAGTCGCCTCCAAGGTCTGCCAGACTTCCAGGAGAGTCGTCTTGACGCCCTCCCACACCGGCCCAACGTTCTCCTCCGACCACTGGAGGACCGTGTCCACCGCGGTTTTGATGTCCTCCCAGTACAGGGCAATGGCCGCGGCGGCGGCACCGGCGGCCGCAATGGCCCAGCCGACGGGACCCACCGCCGCCATCCAGCCGGCCGCAACACGGGCGCCCTGTGCCACGGAGACGGCGCCGAGCCATATCCAACGAGCAACCAGGACCGCCATGTTAGCAACCTGCGTCGCAATTGATGCAATCGCCTGGGCCTGCGTCGTCACCCAGGCCGCAACCTGCTGTGCCGCAGACCACGTCGCCCGGGCGGCCACAGTGACGAGCGCCGGAATGAGAGTGAGCGTAATGATGCTGGCCGTATTTTCAAGGATGACATTGAGCCCTGGCCAGTTGGTGCGCATCCACTCGACCGCCTGCCGCACGGGCTCCATGGACTGGGTCAGGCGGTCCCAGGCCTGAGCCGCGGCGTCACCAATGCTGGTGATGACCCCCTCCAGTGCCGCCAGCCCGTCGGCCATGCTGGCCGTAGCGTCAATTTCAGGCAGCGCCACGTCCAGTGGCATGAACTCGGGTACCTCGAAGCTGTCCAACAGGCTCTCCTGCACCTGGTGGACCTCGTCGAACGACTGGACGCCCCCCTCTGCTGCCTTCTGCGCCGCCTCCAGCCCGGCCGCCAACGTCTCCTGGGCCCGGGCAGCATGCTCGGCAGTAGACGCGGACTCCGCGGCCTGCTGCGCCACCCGGGTGCTAGCGGTGGCGGACTGGATAGCCTGCAGGGCGCTATCGCGGAGCGAGTTGGCATAGGCCATAACCGAGTCGGCGGTTCCTCGCAGGGCCGGGACGATCCACGACAGCGCCTGATAGATGAGTGCGGAACCACGCACCACCAGCGAGGCACCGTACATGGCCACGCCGCCCAAAACCGTCCACACACGCTGCCCGACCTCGGCCAGATTACCCCAGTTGCGAGCCAACACGTAGGCGGTCAGCGCGACGGCCGCCCCAACAGCCATCCATGGGGTAAGCGGCCGCAGGGTAGCCCATAGGCTGACACCCAACTTCTTCAGCGCCGGGATGAGCCAGGCGACAATAGCCGGCACGAGGCCGCCCACGATAGCGCCGGCGATACCGACAATGACAGGCTGCACCCATGGCGGGAACGCGCGCTCCAAAGCACCAAGGAAGCCGTGGAGAGAGACCGCGTCCGCGACGCGCTCAATGGCGTCTGCTAGAACGCCCATCGCCGTCGCGAGACCCGTAATCCGAACAACGTCCTGGCCGAATCCACGAACGATGGTCGTGATGCTGTCCTTAACTTGCTCCCAACGGCCCGCCATCGTCGTGGCCTGCCTGGTCATGGCGCCGGCGAATCGTCTGGTCATGCCCTGCAGCACCGCCTCGACGGCAACAGCAGAACTTATTGCGCCTCGGGAGGCCAGGTCCATGGCCTCCGGCACCGAGACGCCTAGGAATTCAGCCAGCATCTGCCATGCCGCTACTCCCTGCTCCGTGAGCTGCAGGAACTCCTGCGAAGCGAGCTTGCCCTTGGCCTGGATCTGGCCGAGGGCCCTAATGATGGCCTCCAACATCTGCTGGCCTCCGCCCATGGCAGCAACGGTGTCGCCGATAGGAGTGATCATCTCAAGTACGCGGTCAGCCGTGAACCCGTACGCCAGGAGCTGACGCGCAGACCTCTGCAACCCAACGAACCCAAACGGCGTACGCCGAGCGTACACTTCGAGTTCGCGGAGGAACCTCTGGGCACGCTCGGCGTCGCCAAGCATGGTCTCAAACGCAATCTGCGACTGCTCAAAATCTGCCGCCAGTTTCACCCCCGCGGCACTGAGGCCACCGAGAGCCGCAGCGGCGACAGCAGTCCACTTGGCCACGTTACGGCCTAGGGCGAGAGAGGCGGGTACGGCGTCACGAATCGCTTGAGGCAACACTTTCGCCTGACGCTGGACCGACCTGGCGAACTGATTCCACTGCCGCTCAGCCCGCGCCATGTTGCTGACAAACCGACCCGTCGATGCAATCAACGCAATATTAAACGTCGAAACCGTCGCCACTCAGGCCACCTCCAAACGGAACGGGGCGGCCTCTAAGACCACCCATCTCTCGCCTGTAATACCCTTGCCCACATCTCCAGGATGCGAGCCTGTTCCTCCCAGCTTTGTTCCTGCGCCTTCGGTGCCTCGTACCGAGGCATGAAGTCTGACGGTTCATAGGGCTTGCGCCGGCGCTTCGGATCCCGGTAGCTGTTGGCTATCGTTGACGCGATAAGCCCCGCCCGCCAGTCCTCGACCTCGGTACCCCAAGGCTCTAGCGAGAAGAACGCCATCCACTCCGTCAATTCCCGCGACGACATGCGCCACAGGAGTTCCCCAACAGGCATACCAAGGGCCAACGCCAACCGAAAGACGAACCTCCGTGTTGGATTGGCCCTCAGTTTCCCGCCAATTCCTCAACGTCCTCGGGGCGCAGACCAGAAAGCCGTTGCGCAACCTCAAAAATACGATTAAGCGCGGCTGCCGACTTCTTCCCGAGAAGTTCAGCGTCCTCGTCGTGGAAAACCCGGTTGCCTTCTTCATCCACCACACACATGGCGACGAGTTTCGCCCGGATGTTTCGCAGGTTCACTCGAGTATCCTTGCCGCGGGTCTCCACGATGGACTGCTCGAAAGCGTCGCGCTCCGCCCCGGTAAGCCCGCGCACTCGGCAAACTCCACCCCATTCAGGGACGGGTACATCCTCTGTGGGAAGGTCTTGTGCTTGAAGAATCTCATCGCGACTCAAGAAAGCCATTGTCTCACCTCATCCCGTGATTTCCCCGAACGTGTAGACTCCCGTCAGCGTGATTGTCACCTGTGCCTGCACCACATCGCCGGAGCTGATCTCCTGCGGCTGGTAGGCCGTCACGATACCCTGGAATGTCCAGCCGAAGTCGTTGGGCAGCTTGATTCGGTAATGCTTCGCGGCCCCATCCCGGAAGTCTTGCTCCAGGTCCAGGTGCCCCTCGTTCGTCGGGTCGAAATTCAACGTGACTACGACCTCGCCGGCGTCGATGAGCCCGGCCAGCTTCTTCCGGACGTCCCCCGGCGGGTCCAACTCGTCGACCTCCGCCACCTCCCGCTCGGGCTGGGGAGGCTGGATCGAGGCGATCTGGGCGATCTCCGTAAACAGCGTGCCGTCCTCGGAACGATAGAACTTAGTCCTCAAACCAGTGGTCTCAGCCAATTTGACCCCTCCTATCATTCATTTATTTGTGAATCACGATGACATCGACGTGGTAATGGGTCTGCCCAGACTCATCCTGATAGTCTGGGAAAACCGCACCCACCTGACAATCGATTACATACAACGCTCCTGCCATCACACCGGAGAAACCCTCTAACGCCCGCTGAACAGCTAAGGCCACAACCTCAGCGCTAGGTTCCGTCAACCCCATAGCTGTAAGCTGCAGCCTCGTCTCCGTCCATGCCACGCCGTGTAAATCACGACGAGATGTACTGCTGACGGTGAAAAGCACAATGCATGGATACTGAGCACCATCAGGTCTGACTTGGTGGTAAATCCGCTCCCCGACCAATGCCGTGACCGCAGGAGTCTCGAGGAGGTGTCGCCATACCGCCTTTCGAGCCGTTACTTCCATCGCCATATCCGCTCAAGCCTCCTGGTCAACTCTTCGATAGCGACCTGCTCTGCCTCAGCCCGCTTAGCGTCACCGGCGGGTCGGAGCCACGGCTTTGGCGGCACATGGCCGATGACCTGACCGGGATTGCGCTTGCTTCGCTTGGTGCCGCCTACGACGATGTCGTGCCCGAACTCGACCAGCCGGCCATACCAGCCTTTCTTGCCTGGGCCGACCACGGCCCAGGCTCGAGTGTTCGTCGACCGGCGCTCATTAATCTCGGCGTGGATATCCCCAGCAAGCGTCCCGGTCCGGCGAATCTGTTCGGCATTTTTCACGGCCTCTTGGCGAATGACCTCAGCGCCTTTGAGCGTTGCCGCGCGCAAAGCGTCGCCCGTGACCTCTTGCGGCATCAATTCAAGCTGACGCCGAATCTCCTCAGGACTAGACCCCTTCCAGCGCACTCTCATCCTCATGCCGGGCGCACCTCCCGGCACATGAGCTGCAGCCATCGGCGGCGCCCATCTCGATCAAGCACCGCCTGGATCTCGA